CAAAAGCCTCCTCGAGCGCTGCGCGGATGGACCAGACGGCGACATCGTGGAAGTCGAGGCGGTCGCGGTTGCGGGTTTCCAGCGTCTCGACGGTGTGGAAATGCTTCGCTGCGATCTCCAGCAGCAGGGCTTCGCTGGGGGCTTTGGTCTTGGTGGTCATGGCGTCGTCTCCGGGGCTGAGTTGCATCGTTTTCCTGCACCGAGAGTCGCTCTAAGTGGGAGTGTAATCAACTGAATAAGATCATTATTATCACTTAGTTACAATATGTTGAGGATATTCACAGCGCCATGGAAGGACTGTCTGAACGCGCCTATGCCGCCCATTCCGGCCTTTCGCGCGGGGCCGTGCAAAAGGCGCGCAAGAACGGGCGGTTGGTGCTGTTGCCGGATGGGTCGATCAACGCTGCCGCCTCGGATGCGCGCCGCGGAGTGATGACCGATCCCGATCAGCAAATGCGCTCGCGAGGTGGGATGGGCGCTGGGGGTGATGGCGGCAGCGTCTCCGGCCCCGGCGAAAGCACATCCTATCTAAAGGCGCGCACGGCGCTGACGGTTTACCAGGCGCAAGAGCGCCAGCTGTCGATCCAGAAGAAGAAAGGCGTGCTGGTCGACCGCGCCCGCGCCGAGACGCTGGTGTTTCGTCTCGCACGCCAGGAGCGTGACACATGGGTCACCTGGCCCACCCGCGTGGCCGCCCTGATGGCGGCGCAATTATCCGCAGAGATGGAGAAGGTATCGGGCACACCCGTGACGATCGAAACTGCGATCCTGCAAAGGGTGCTGGAAACCCATGTCCGAGAGCAGCTCGACGCCCTGGCAGACCTCAGGGTCTCGCTTGAATGAGGGTGATCATGATCACAGCCTAAACGACGGCGACCTGACCGAGGGTCTCGACCTTGGCTTCGAGGGGGCAGAAGACATCCTGCGGATCTGGCGGCGCGGATTGCGGCCAGACGCGGATATGACGGTGTCGCAATGGGCCGATAAACACCGCAAGCTGTCATCGCGGGCCGCCGCTGAGCCGGGGCAATACCGGACAGCCCGGACGCCTTACCTGCGCGCGATCATGGATGCACTGTCGCCCGGCCACCCTGCGCAACGGATCAGCTTCATGAAAGCCGCGCAGGTCGGTGCGACAGAGGCGGGCAATAACTGGATCGGCTTTGTCATCCACCACGCGCCCGGGCCGATGCTGGCGGTGCTGCCAACTGTAGAGATGGCGAAGCGGACCTCACGCGGGCGGATCGATCCGCTGATTGAAGAAAGCCCGGCGCTAAAGGAGCGCGTCAGTCCAGCCCGCTCGCGCGATGCGGGCAATTCGATGCTGTCCAAGGAATTCCCGGGCGGCATTCTGGTGCTGACCGGGGCGAATTCGGCGACGGGCCTTCGCTCGATGCCCGCGCGCTATGTGTTCCTCGACGAGGTCGACGCCTATCCGGCCTCAGCCGACGAGGAAGGCGATCCGGTCAGTCTGGCGGAAGCGCGCACCACGACCTTCGCGCACAGGCGCAAGGTGTTCATGGTTTCGACGCCCACGATCCGGGGGCTGAGCCGGATTGAACGCGAGTTTGAGGCGAGTGATCAGCGGCGGTATTTTGTCCCGTGCCCGCATTGCGGCCACATGCAATGGCTGCAGTTTGAACGGTTGCGCTGGGACAAGGGGCAGCCTGACACCGCAGCCTACCACTGCGCAGGGTGTGAGAAATCCATCGCGGAGCACCACAAAACAGACATGCTGGCACAGGGCGAATGGCGCGCTACCGCAGTCAGCACCGATCCGAACGCGATTGGCTTCCACATATCAGCGCTCTATTCGCCGATCGGCTGGAAAAGCTGGGAGCAGGTCGCACGGGAGTGGCTGGCAGCGCAGGGCTCCGACGAGATGCTGCGCGCCGCGCGCAACACGCTGCTGGGCGAAACTTGGGTCGAGAGTGGCGATGCACCAGAATGGCAGCGCCTCGCGGATCGGCGTGAGATCTTTGCAGCGCAGATCCCCGTAGGTGGGCTGTTCCTGACCGCTGGGGCGGACGTGCAAAAGGACCGCATCGAGGTCGATGTATGGGCTTGGGGGCGCGGTCTGGAAAGCTGGCTGGTCGATCACATCGTGATCCCGGGCGGGCCGGACGATCCCGCTTGTTGGGACAAACTGACGGCCTTGCTGGGCCAGACGTGGGCGCACCAGAACGGCGCGATCATGACGCTGGCGAAACTGGCGATAGATACAGGCTACGAGTCCGCCGCGGTTTACGCTTGGTCGCGCAAGCAGGGGATCGCGCAGGTTGCACCCGTGAAGGGGCTTGAGGGATTCAACAGGGCCACGCCGGTCTCAGGGCCAACCTTCGTTGATGCGACCGTGAACGGACGAAAGCTCAAGCGCGGGGCACGGCTTTGGACGGTGGCCACAGCGACATTTAAGGCCGAGACCTATCGCTATCTTCGGATTGAGAAGCTGTCGGATGAAGATAGCGCGCTGGGCATGGCACCGCCTGCCGGGACCATTCACCTGCCTGATTGGGCAGACAGCGAATGGCTAAAACAACTCGTCGCAGAGCAACTGGTGACGATCCGCAACAAGCGGGGCTACGCGCGTCAGGAATGGCAAAAGATGCGCGAACGCAACGAGGCGCTGGATACCCGTGTCTATGCACGCGCCGCCGCCTGGATCCTCGGCGCCGACCGCTTTGATGAGCGGATGTGGCGGCAGCTTGAAAAGCAGGCCGGGATCGAAACCGTGGTGGTCGCACCGAACAGCGAACCCGAGGAACCAAAGAACCCGCAAGCCGGGCGCGTTGCCGCCCCGCGCAAGCGCGGTTGGCGGGTAAGCACGCCCAAATACATGGAATAACGTATGACACTCGATGATCTCAAATCCCGCCACAACGCGTTGCTGGCGGCACGCTACAGCGGCACGCGCTCGGTCAGCTATGATGGCAAGACCGTGAATTACGGCACGGATGCTGAATTGGCGGCTGCAGTCTTCGACATCGAACGGCGCATCGCAAAGGCCGAGCGCGGCCCTGGGCGCATTTCTCGTCCCCATGCCGTGAAGCATCTGTGATGAACTGGCGGCAGCGTCTCGGGGCTTTTGTTGGTGGCTTTGATGCAGGCCAGCATCATCGCCGTCTGCGCGGGTTCCAAGCGACGCGCGCCCATGTGAATGCGCTGATTGCGGCGTCTGGACCTGATATTACTGCGCGCGCTCGCTGGTTGGTGCGCAACAATGGCTATGCGGCCAATGCGGTTGAGAGCTGGGCTGCAAATACCGTGGGCGATGGGATCAAACCAATCTCGCAAATTGCTGACGCCGCGCGCAAGGAGGAGCTGCAGCGCCTTTGGCTGGCCTGGACAGATGAAGCAGACAGCGAAGGTCTGACCGATTTCTACGGGCTACAACGGCGCGCGGCGCGCGAAGTGTTTCTGGCCGGTGAGGTCTTCTTTCGGATCAGGCCACGGCGCAGCAGCGACGGATTATCTGTTCCCTTGCAACTACAGATGTTGCCCGCCGAAATGTTGCCGCTGCACCAAACGGGAATTGCTGGCAATGGGAATGCCATCCGTCAGGGGATCGAGTTTGACCGGGTCGGACGCCGTGTGGCCTATCACTTCCTCCGGCGGCACCCCGGCGACAGCACCGATCCAGGGTTGGCGGGCGAAATGGTGCGCGTGCCCGCCTCAGAGGTCATCCATGTCATCGATCCGGTGGAAGCGGGTCAATTGCGTGGGGTCTCAAAGCTGGCACCTGCCATCGTGAAGCTGTTTCTGCTCGATCAATACGACGATGCCGAGCTCGACCGCAAAAAGGTCGCCGCGATGTACGCGATGTTCGTCACCTCTCCCGCGCCAGAAAACCCCCTTCTGCCGCCCGAGGATGAAGACACGCTGGGCGGCTTCGAGATCAGCCCCGGCCAGGTTGTGCGGCTGGATCCGGGCGAGGATGTGACCGTGGGCCAACCTGCAGATTCAGGCGCGACCTATGAGCCATTCCAATACCGCACGCTGCTGCAGGTCGCCTCGGCGCTGGGCATTCCTTATCCATATCTCACAAACGACATGGTGAAAGGTAACTTTTCGAACTCGAGGCTTGCACTTATCGAATTTCGGCGTCGCGTTTCGGCCTGGCAGCATTCGGTGATGGTCTTTCAACTGTGCCGTCCTGTCTATGCGCGCTGGATGGACGCGGCCGTGCTGTCGGACGCATTGGTTCTGCCTGACTATGAGGTCAACCGGTCTCGGTTGCTTGCGGCAAACTGGCTCCCCACCAAGTGGGATTGGGTTGATCCCTTGAAAGACGCCAATGCCGAGATCGCCCAGATCGAAGCAGGTCTCAAATCCCGCACACAAGCCATTGCCGAGCGCGGCTATGACGCGGAACAGGTCGACCGTGAGATCGCGGCGGAGCGCGAACGCGAACGATTGCTGGGGCTGGATTTCCGCAGGCCTGGATCTCCCGCGCAAGGCGTGCAGGCGGTGCTGAGCTCAGATGCAGATGACGGCGAAGACACCGACCCGACAGATGAAACCGATGACGCGGACGACCCTTCGCGCAAGCCTGAGGACCAGCCCTGATGCTCCATGCCCGCATTGCCACGCGCGCCTTTAACACGCCGCTGCTGGTTGAGCCTTCCAAAGCCATGGCATTTCTGTCGGGGTTAGGGCCGCGCATTCTCGGGCGACAGGTCGAGATGGTGGAGCCGGATGGCGCGAACGAGGGCGCAGTGCTGCTACCCGCCCGCGCCAGCATCCTCGCTGGAAACCTCGCTGTGCGCCTGCATCAAAATGGCGACGCGCCTTATCCGGTCGTGGACGGCATCGCCGTGATCGAGATATGCGGCGTGCTCATTCACCGCGGCGGCTGGATTGGCCAGTCCTCTGGCCAGACCAGCTATGAAGGGATCGCGGCGCAGATCGACGCCGCAGCGGAGGATCCGTCTGTGCGCGGCATTGCTTTGGAAGTTGACAGTTTTGGGGGCGAAGTCGCGGGGATAT